CCCCTTTGTCGTGCAGACCACTCCCTCTACTATAGGCGATGTCGCCATCCCTGCGGGTGTTTATATACGGGATGCGTTCATTATGGACGCTTCTATTGCGAACGCGAAGATGGGCATCGCTTCTATAGACACTGCAAATATAGCAAACGCTGCTATTACCCGCGCTAAGGTAGGCTCATTGGACGCAGGGGACATTATTACAGGCGAACTCAAGTCATACAATTTCAGTAATGAGGCGGGGAAAGCGGGGTTTTTTCTAAAGTTGGGGCAGGGTTTTGTAGAAACAGCAGCGGGGGATGAATACATACAAGAGGACGTATCTTTCATATTGCGCAGCAAGGGGCTGACTTACCCCGCTCTTGAACTAAACAACCAAGTAGTATCTATATCCGGCGCAGTGATACGAGACTATATACAGTCTGGTACGTACAATGACCCTGAAAAAGCGGGGTGGAAGTTCGATGTAGTAAAGGGCACTTTTAGAATTAAAAACGCTGCTGGCGAGACTATATTAGCATCTGGCGGCAACGAAGGAGCTGAAGACCCCGAAGGAATTGAAGACCCCAATTTTATCCTAACAATAATAGACGATAAAATTAAAGAGATTGAAAGACTTAACAAAGAAGCAAAGAAAGCCGCCGACGACGCAAAGGACGCCGCCGACGAGGCAAAGGACGCTGCCGACGATGCCGACGACAAGGCGGGGGACGCCAATGCCGCAGCAGGTAGCGCAAGATATTACGTTGATAGACTCGATGACAGACTAGAGAAAACTTTTAACTTTGACTCGCGTACTAACGAGTACTCCTTTGCTAACAATTATACAGACTTTTTCACCAGTGATAACGACCTTAAAGACTTCGCTTTCTTGGCTAAAGTAACTCCCGAGAATGTTTCTACTTATATCGGAGTCGGGGCTATTCAACAGGCTAGTATTGGTAGGGCGGCTATAGGTACAGCGCAAATAGACGATTTGGCAGTAACAGAAGCCCTAATAGCGAACGCAGCAGTACAAACACTTCAGATTGGTAAGAACGCTGTTGTAGTTGGTTACGCAAAAAAGAGCGCACGACCCGGCGGCAATGACAATCCACTAGGGGGCACCCTGCAAATTGTGGCTAATGTTACTGCTTCTGGCAGCGAAGACGGTTCTGGACAGATTAGGATTTATGCCAACGACGGTAGTGGAGCTTCGACAGAAACAATAGAGGTTAGACAATCAGGCGGTAGCTTTAATGCTTTTTCATTCCCTATTTCCGCTTGCCATCAGTCAAACGCTACAAACGGAAATGTTGGTTGGGTTGTCGAATGCACTAGGACATCTGGTAATATGAGGTTCGGCACTATTACAGCCACAATCAATGTACTAAAGAGGTAGAATGAAATACATTTTAACTTATGATACGCACACTCTGGCAATTCTACAAACTGCTAACGGCGGTTCGCTAGAAAACGAAGAAATATACGCCGCTACACTGCCTAACGCTAAAGCGCTTTGTATAGACCATCCTTACATCGACTGCGAACTACATTACATGGAAGGGGGGCAGGTTAAAAACAAAATGCCGTTCCCCGAGTTAAAAATCACTAATGGCAAAATACAGAACATTCCCGATAACACACGCGTTGAGTGGCCTGATTATGTAGTTACAGAGGAAAGCAGCGAACTAGAGTTTGACTCTAATGTTAGCGGGGAGTTTGTATTTATATTTGACGCTCCACGATACTTAACTCATACGAGAATAATTAACTATAATGTCGAAACGTAGCATTAGCCGTGACCCAACAGTATCGCGGCGCAAAGAGTATATGAAGCTGGAAGGCGAAGGCGTGTCACAGAAGGCACTTTGGGCTGCGCTAGAGGCTTTACAAGCGCAAGGCATAGATATTGGGCCGAAAGCAAAGGAAGTACTAGATAAGAGGACTGCTATTAAGCAAGGCGCGCCTAAATAGTGACTACTGACGAAGTAGTTTCGCCTGTGTCTGAAAACAGGTTAGTTTTTGACCGAAAAGAGCTTATAGGTGCGTGGGTAGCGGTTCAAACTGGGCAAGATACGACATGGGGAGACTTCTACGCTATGGGTATTATGAAGGGAAGCGCTGTTATTTCTGGGGTAGTGTTTAATAATATGAACGAATCCAACTGTACGGCGCACATTGCTGTTGAAAAACCGACCAAATTACTACTCGACCTTATAGCAGCGGCGTGTTATTACGTCTTCAACCAGTGTAGACTAAAGCGTATGACAGGCATGGTGCCCACTAGTGACCTAGATGTTATAGCTTTCGACAAACATATAGGCTTTGAAGAAGAATTCATAATGAAAGATGCTGCCGCCGACGGCGATATGCAAGTTTTAGTACTAACCCCAGTGACCGCGAGTCGCTGGCTGGAGAGGGCACATGGGTAAGAAATCAAGCGAAGCTCCTGACTACTCAGGTATGGAAGCAGCCGCGCAGTATGCAGCGGAAACGTCTAGGGACTTAGGCGGAAGGGCAATAGACTTTGCGGAGCGGCAGTATGCAGAAAACAAGCCTAGGCTTGACGCGATTGGAGATGGGCAAATTGCTGCGCAAGCTCAGCAGTTAGAACAAGGTAAGGACTACTTTGACTACAACAAAGAAACTTTTAGGCCGTTAGAACAGGGCTTAGTTTCTGACGCGCAGAATTTTAGCAGCGCTTCTTATGGCGAAAAAATGGCGGGTGAAGCCTCTGCCGCTGCGGGTAACGCCTTCGCAAATACACAAAAATCACTAGCGCGTTCTGACGCAGCGCGGGGACTTAACCCCAACTCACCAGCCGCTAGGGCCGCTAGACAACAGGCTTCACTAGGTTTAGCCGCTTCCAGAGCTAACTCTATGACAAACGCTACCAGTCAAGCTGAGCAACTTGGTTGGGCTAGACGCCTAGACGCAGGTGGCTTAGGTCGTGGTTTGGCAGGTGCATCTTCCGCAGCCTACCAAGGTTCTGTGGGGGCTGGCTCTGCGGGTGCTAACACTTACCAAGCTGCTGGGCAGAATTATCAAGCGGGTATTTCTTCTGGTGCGGGCATATACAATGCTGGTTCACAGACTCAAATGAGTGGCTTGAACAGCATTATGGGTACTCAGACGGATATATACTCATCTAACCAAGAGATGCAAGGCGCTAAGTTTGGCGCGGTTATGGGCTTAGCTGGTGGGGCAATGGGTATGTCTGACCGTAGGCTTAAAGAGAATGTAGAGTTCCATCACAAAGATATGAACTTGAACCTTAACTTCTACACGTTTAATTATATAAAAGAACCAGATCGTACGTTTGTAGGTCTTATGGCTGACGAAGTTGTTATTAACTACCCATACGCAGTAGAACTCGGCATAGACGGATACTACTCTGTAAACTACGGCGCGCTTAACACGCGTATGCTTGAGATAACTGGCAAGGAGACCGCGTAATGGGTTTTGCAGCAGGTATGTACGCGGGCCAAAAAGCCGCAGAAAGCGCGATTGATAACTTTAGAGCATCTAGGAGAAATCGCGATGAGCGGCAAGTTCAAGCTGAAATAGAGGGCTTGCAGACAAAAAACGCCGAAGAAATAGAATCTTCCACTGCCGCTGGCGGCGCTTATGACGTTGAGCAGTTAAGACTGGCTAGTATGACTCCACAGCAGCTAAAGGCGCAACAAGTTGGCTTAGGCACAACCCCTGCTGGCAGCATTCCGCAAATGTCTCCTGTTGATAATCCGCAGTTTAGACCAGACCCAAATCAGACAGTTGCTCAGGGGCTAATGAGGCAACCCGGAAACAGCGAATTACTGTCAGCCTACCCAGTCGCACCAAACTCACAGCAGTCTCGCTCTCCTGCTTCTGGGCAAGCTATGGGCATGGGCGCAAGGCCAGAACAAGTTGCCGCTATAACTCAAGCAGAGATGTTACGTAAGCGCGAAGGGTTACTACGTAGTCGCGGACAGACAGACATGGCTGACGATGTAGCTATCCGTGCATCGAACCAAGAAGACATTGAATACAGACAGGGCAGAGATGTTAAAGAAGACGAGCGTAACGCACGTAAGGACTCGCAAGACGATCAGGTTTTTCAGCAAAATCTTAAAATAAACGACTTTAGGATTGCTGAAGGAGAAAGACAAGAAACGCTTTACGCGGCTTTGAAAGCTACGTCGGGAATGAACGACGAAGAAAAATTTAATAGTAGAGCGTACCAAGAATTAGACGACGTGCAAAAAACAGCGTATCTAACGCATAATACCGGCCTTAGAAGGGCGACAATAGATAACCTAGCAGCATCAATGGAAGGGAAAGTAAGTGGCGCTAAAACTACGAAGGAACTTCTTGCCCTGTACACGGCAGAAGAAACTCTAACTGCGGGCACTTATGTTGTAATGGAAAAAGGTAAAGACGGTGGGGTAGAGCTAGTCACTTATAGCGATGACGACGATGTAGAGCAAGAAAGGATGCCCTTCGCAAGTGAAAACATGATGGAACGCTACATGCGCACCAAAGCTACAGACCCCGCTTTAGCAGCTCAGAGTTACTCTACTGAAATGAAGGCGGCGGCGACGACGATGGCAGCTTATAAGCAGGATATTTTTGATAACAAAATGTCGATATCAGAGGCTGTAATGAAAGGGACGGATACCCTTATTAACTCTGAAGTCTATGCGGGCTTAGACGACGACGAAAAAGAAATAATGAAACTTCAGATATTTGCCCCATTAGAATCCCTAATGACGGCAGACGAATTTACTAATTTAGTCGGCGGTATTGATATTCCAGAAGAAGGTGACAATACTCTTGTAAGTTTTCTAAAAAAGGTTTTGCCTAACTCTGACCCACAAACTGTATCGTACAGCGCGCAGGACGGCGACCCTTTGCAGGGTTCACCTGATGCTAACAAACAGCAGCGGCTACAAAGCGAGATTACAGAACTTGAGGAAAAAGCGATAGACCAAGCGCCTCCTCTCTATACTGACCAAGATGGCAACCTCCGCGAGCCAACACCCCAAGAAGCCAGTAGGCAGAGGCAGAGGCAACAGGGTCTTGGCCGTGGGGGCGAATACAATGGCTTCTTGGGCAACTACAATGCAGAAAAAAGCCAAAATGCAAACTATGAAAAATTACAAGGTTTGTACGCTGAACTAGCTGAATTAGAAGGGCAAAACTCCGCGAATAGGTCACAAGCCAGAGGGTTAACGCCGGGAAAGTAACGGGAGGGTCTCCTAGCCCTCAACCCCCAGCACCCAAAGCGGCTACGCCACCAAAAGAAGGGTTATCAAATGCCACTACCTACAGGCGATTAGAAACGCAGGGTGGGTATACCCCTGCATCTACTGGCAACCCTAAACTTGATAAACTTGTTGACCAGATTATTCTCGCAGAAAGCGGTGGAAACCCCCGTGCGAAAAGCGATGCAGGTGCTATGGGTTTGATGCAGGTTATGCCAGAAACAGCTAAAGACCCCGGCTTTGGGGTAGAGCCTCTTTTAGACCCGTACGACCCTGTAGAAAACGTCCGTTTTGGACAGCAGTACATAGCCGCTATGCTTAAACGGTATGGCAACGACCAAGAAGCTGCGCTAATAGCTTACAACGCTGGCCCCGCCAACGCAGACAAATGGATAAAATCAGGCAGAAATTACGCCTCGCTGCCGCAACGGCAAGAAACTGAGCCTTATGCTAGAAAAATAATGGAAGGGTTTAACGGATAATGGCTAGAGTATTTAACATGGATGGGCTTAGAGCCGCCGCAGGGAATCCTGACATAAGTGACGAACTTCTTGTCAGTAAATTTGCTGAGTATTCTGGGCGAAACATGACCGAGGTGGCAGACTACCTTGGTATGGACACTGGCATAGGTGGCGGTGCGTTTGGCACTGGCCTAGCTGCGGGTTCTGACCAAATACAAGGCTTAGGTTATGGCGCACTCGCTGCTGGCGCTGACGCGTTAGGATTTGACGGCGCAAAAGATTATTTAAACGAGCAAGTAGAAACTCAGAACATACAGGCACAACTGAGCAACAACCCAGATATAGCCCAGCGAGTAGAAGACATAGACGGCTTTGGCAGCGGAGTTGATTTTTATGTAAACCAATTAGGTAAGCAAATTCCTATAATGGGTAGCATTGTCGGTGCTGGCTTAGTTACTGGTGGACTAGGTGCAGGGGCTGCGGCAGGTGCGCTTGGCGCTGGTTACGGTATTGGTGTCGGCTCTCTATACAACGAGTCTGTAGAGGGAGGCAACCCTGACGCTGGCACTTCGTTTGTCAAAGCCATTCCCTACGCAGCCGCAGAGGCTTTAGTACCTCTAGGCATTGGTAAAATGCTCAGAGGAGCGTTTAAAGGCAAATCAAGTACTGTCGCTGCTGGCGCTGACGACCAAGTTGACTTAATGAGTGGTCTGGTCAATGACGCTTCTAAGTTAAAACGCGTTGGTAAAGTAGGGGGCACAGGGGCAATTGCTGAAACTGTCACTGAACTAGGCCAGACAGAACTAGAAATGTCTATGCGGGACGACCTTACAGACGAGGAGAAAAGCTCTCGCAGGTTAAACGCGGCTGTTACTGGTGGACTTGTTGGCGGAACCTTTAGTGGAGGTGTTGCCGCACTAACACCTAACCCTGCGGTAGACAAGACTCTCGAAATAGACCCTGAAGCGACAAACGACAACGCTGAGCGAGAAGCTGCTGAAGCTGAAGCAGAGGGAGTCCCCACAACTACTGCAACGGAAAACGAAGCGGGCGAGCTTGACCTTGCTCCAAACACAGGACAAGACCAAGCCGCTGAAGATGTTGAAGCTGCTGAAGCCGCCGCCGCCGCTGAGGCACAGGTACAACGTGCAGCAGAGAAGGAGAAAGTTAGGCAGGAACTGGAAGTGCAAGTAGGGGGGAGCCTAGACCGTCAACAACAAAAAGATAAAGCAGGGGAAATAAAAAACCTAAATTATGACCTAGAACAAGCAAAGCAAGCTGCCCCAGTGCCGACAGGTAAAGGGACGAAGAAGCAGCGAAAAGCCGCAGGGGTATCCGCAAAGAAAAGCATAGTAGAAGGAATAGAGGGACAAATAGCCGCTCTTGAAGAACAGCTTGCAGCTAACGATACTGCTAATACTGCGCGTGTTGATCTTGAGCGCTTAAATGTCGAAGACGTACTGCCGTCTGAATATAAAGCTGAGCAAGAGCGCCAGCAACAGGAGGCAGTTGAAGCCGCTAGAGCTGCGGCTGAGCAACAGCAGCAGCAACAGCAAGAAAGCGAGCCAATAAGTGACCCCGTTACAGGAGCTGACCCAGTTGTAGAAGGCGACCCCGTTGCTGACCCCGTTGCTGACCCCGTTGCAGTAGCTGACCCCGTTGCAGGGACAGGCCCAATTGACGTAACTGGACAAGAACAGGGGCAGACAGGAGCAGACCCAGTAAGCGAAGGCTCGCCAGAAGCGCGAGGGGAAGCAACTGACGACATGGTGTTTACGCCAAAAGAAATGGAGCGAGCAATAGAATCAACTGAAAACGAAGCTCTAAAAGCCGAAGTTACAAGCACTGAGGGTGGCACAACGGGTAAGGTCACTAAGTCGCAGAGCTTCTTAGCTGCGGTAGCTAGACATTTGAGAAGCCCGACTAAAGGTGGCTTTAACAGGATGTACAAAGCTAATCCTGACAGCGAAGGCGGCGTCATAGTAGATAAAGAAGGAACCGCTGCTAATAGCCAAGAGATAGATAGCATACGCGAGGCATACCTTAATATTCTAAAACTAGGTTCTATTTTCCTAAACGATGGAAAGCAGCTTGCTAAGAAAAAAGATGATGATTCAGCAGCAGCCTCAGCAGAAATACGTTCGGAACAAATGCCCGCATTAGTGCAAGCCGTAGAGCAGTTTATAGAACTTGTAGGTGGCGAAGCAAACGCCAACGCTATTATGGCTGTTATAAAAGGCGCTAAGGAGGTAAGGGGTGGCAAAGACTCGACTTCTAATGCCTCTGCTTTTGAATATGCTAATACTCTGTTTGGGAATGGTAAAGCAGAGACATCTAGCCGTGAGGACTTCGCAAGTAAAGCTGACTCTGTTGTATCAACTCTGTTTGCCGCATACAAAGACGGGCGGCTAAACGAAAACTACGACATAGCGCCACAGGGACGCAGTACGCGCCCCAATAATAAAGAGTTAGGCAAGCCTACTGGCGGGCAAACCCAAAAAAGTCTAAAACTAGCCTATAGAGATGGGTATGTGCCCAACGGCAATAGGCATTTAAAAAAGGCAAACTACAAAGGTTTGCTCGGCGTTATGAACAGGGCCGCTGATTCTGGCAACGCGACAGTAACTTCTAGGATGCTTAGGAAGCTGCTAGATCGTGTGATAAAAAGCCAAAGAGCGGCAGGGATAGCAGAAACAAAAGTAGTGTTTGACACTAAAAAAGATGCGAAGCCTAGCTACGACCCCAATACCGATACTATAACTTTTCCTGAGTTTGTAAGCGCAGAAGTAGCTTTGCACGAAATACTGCACGCTGTACTTCAAGGGTATGTCTATACGAACTTTGGCAAGAAAAACGCAGCGGGCGCGGCTATCAAGGTTCTTGCCGATAACGTAAACTTAGTAATAAACACTGACTTAGCCAAAGTTACTGGCTTAACCGACCAGCAAAGGCTGGAAGCTGTTGAAGTACAAAACATACTTAGAGAATTACGAGACAGCGCAAAAGACAAAAACCAAGGCATGAAGAACGCAGTGCTTGAGCTTATATCTTATGGCAACACGCTGTACTCATTTAAGTTAATGCTCAACAACTTACCCAAGCCTAAAACCAAAGAAGCTAACAATTGGAAGCTCGCTGTTGAGAAAACTTGGCGGGGAATAATAGGCGTTTTGCGTAAAGTCCTGCCGCAAGTAGAAGGAGTAGGGGAATCCTCAGCTTCTCAGGTACTAGATGCCACGATAGCGCTACTGCAAGAAGCTCACGACAATCCTACTCAGAGCGCGCCTTTGTCTGGAACAGTCCTTAAAGCTGACGTAACTAGTGAAAGCGTTGCTGCCAAGACTAATAGAGACATGCGGGGATATAGCAAAGGCACTACGTATGGCATAACTAAGCCTTTGTTTGATTTTGTTAACGGTATGCTGCCCGAAGGTACTCCAGCTAAGTATCAAGCCAAAATCAAAGAAACGCTTGTGGACTTCACAAAGAAGCACCCCAACATAGAAACGATGGTTCGATACATGAACCCCAAGCTAGCGTTTGGGATGCCGCTAAAGCAGGCTTTTGATACATTCAAGACAGATAAGCACACCATCGTACAGCTTGCAGAACTAGTTTCATCTAAGTTAAAGCGGCTTATAGAGACAGACATGGACAGCGCACAAGCCTACTTAGCCTACTTGGATGGAGATAAGAACGCTCTGGACAATGTAACAGGTGGCAAACTCATGGCGGCCCGTGCTGACAACTTAATAGCGTCGCTCAAAGAGAAAACAAACTCACTGCCTGAGAGCATGAGTAACTTTTTCGCGGGTAAATTTACTGAAAACTTAATATTTGTCGAGGGCGACGCTGACATTGGGTCTAGCACTCCGGGCATGAAGAAGCTAAGAACTATAATAGGTGAAGACCGTAAGAAAGACGAAGAAAACTTAACAGATGAATGGGTTTACAGCTCAGAAGTTGAAGACGCGGACGGCTCCGTGCCAGAGGGCACGCCGCTAAACACAGGGGCTGAATACTACCGCGTAGTAAAAATGGATGAAAACGGCAAGCCAATGCCCGACAAGCACCAAGGGTACGTTCGCCGTGACATTGCCGAACTGTTTGGGGGAGAAACTGTGCTGGACGCAGAGGGCGTTTCATTCGCAATTTATAAAAACGGCGGATTGTGGAAAGCTGATGACTCCAAAGGTAACGGCATTGTTACGTTTACTACCAACAAGACCGTAGCCCAAGCATTGAAAGACGCTAAGACTTTGGAAGAAAAGATATTAGCCGCCGATGATATTGGAGTGGCTATACTTAATACAGCAAACACAATAGGTACGTACTACGCGTCTGCTCGGTACTTTAGAGCATTATTTGAAACGGGACGTACGAACGGCAAAATAGACTTAGATGCTGAAGAAAGAGGCGAGGTGCCCGTTATCTGGGAAAGTCTTGAAGAACTTAATTCGTACTTAAAAGACTCAGCAGAGCGCGATGGAGTGACATTCAAACCAGTGCCCGAAGATAGACCAATAAAAACCAAAAACCTCAAATCAGTTGCTACGTCTTCTCAGCTCCGCGTAACAAGCTCATACGTGCAAATGCCTGACACTGTAACTATGAAAGCCGAAGGCATTGATGTAGAAGTTTGGGGTGATATATCAGGCAAGATAGTCTCTGGCCCTGTATACGCTGCTATGCAAGACATGGCAGCTAGGGAACAGTTGTTTAGCAGTTCTTTTGGCAAGCGTTATAGCAAGGTTCTTAGGCAGTTTAAATTATCTAAGACGACACGTAACCCCGGCACTCACATGACCAACGCCATATCTAATTTATCGCTTATGATGGCGCACGGCATATCGTTTGGGACAGTTAGATACGCAGCGAAAATTCTATACAAGTCAGCAATAACTCCCGACAAACTTACTGGCGCTGAAGTTGAGTTTTTAGCCAAGTTTGAAGCGTCTGGCGCTTTGCTGGGTAACTTCTCTGCCACTGAAGTGAGTCACAACGTAGCTGAGCGTATGGCTAAAGATATGACCGACAAAAACAACGGCGACTTAGCGAGTAGGACGCTAACTATGCTAGGTATTGAGGGCGGGCATATAGAAAGCGTAGTTAGGAAAGCGGGTAGGAAAGCGGGCCGAGCAGACAAAATGTTTCTGGATGTATACGCTGCGGAAGATAACGTATTCCGATTAGCTGCGTTCCTGCATAGTGCTGGTAAGGCACAAGAAATTAACTCTGACGGCGCTACAGACCTTACATCTGACATGAATCTCACAGACGCACAGTGGGATGAAGCTGGTAAGTTTGGCCGTGAAGCGTTCCTTAACTACGACATTGACTCCGCTGCGCTAAATATGGCGCGGCAAAGTGTTATGCCTTTCGCATCGTGGACATACGCTGTTGTGCCTGTGCTGACAAAGATAGCCCTAACTAAGCCGTGGATGCTTGCCAACGTGCTAGCGTCTTATGCAATGGTTGACACGTTTGCTTCTATGCTTGCTGGTGAAGATGACGAAGATCGCAATAAGATGGGCAAGATGTACCAAGAAAGATTGTTTGGTTCGTTTGGCCCCCACACTATGATTCGCATACCCTTTCTAGGCAGTGATAAAGACCCTGTGTACTGGAAGATGGGCGACTACATACCGCTAGTTAGTACAGGACGAGGGGTGCCGGGAGGTACGTTCGGGTACAGCAACTGGCCCGGAGGTCTCGCACCTAGCGGCCCGTTCGTTATAGCCGCTAGTATGGCCCTAAGCGTTGATGCCTTTACGGGCAGAAAGACTAGCGACCCCACCGACACTGGTATGGACACCACTATGCGCAATGTGGGTATGGTGTTTGACATGTTTATGCCTCCTGTCGCTAGTAATAGAAACAAAGACAAACTAATGAAATGGATAGACGGCACTAAAGACTTCACAGGGGAGCCGATGGACGGTATGTTTGCTGCTAGGGCGTTTGGCTTTAAGTTCTACAACCCCACCACAGACAAAGAGCGTCAGATTAAGAGTAGCAGTGCCAAATTTATTAAGCGGGACTATGGTATGGCTATCTCTAGGGCTAGAAAAGCGGAGTATAGGAAAGGCACACCAGACTTTGCTGGCCTACGTGAAGAATTAGCCGACCTCAGAAAAAGACGGCGGGATGAACTGGACGAGCTTTTCGGCAGAGAAAGAGAAGATGATTAAGCATTTCTAGTTTTCTTCATACGAGCAGTTTTAGTGCGAGCAAAAGAGCGGTTAGTGCCTTTAGCGACTACTCTTAGGTTCTTTGGGTTGCACTTAGCCCCGCCCATAGCCATTGGGATTTTATGGTCTACGTCCATATTATCCCCTTTCCTTGCTTTCCCAGCCTTAACCATAATGGCGCGAGTGCAGTTGCGGGCAGCGCGGTTCTTCTTTTGCTTAGCCGTACCGTGGTAGTTATCATATTCTTTACGGTAGTTACGCTTCTTCGACGGCATTTGTTGGCCCTCCTAGTATAGCCTCAAGTATTTTACTGTGCTTTATAGCCTCAGTGCCAGCCAGCCCATCTATGTATCTCTGGTGCGTGAGGTCTACCACTATACAGTAGGCTTGTCCGGGGTTTCTTCCGGGGCACCCTTTATACATGGTCACACGTTCGCGCGGGTTAAGTAAAGCGCCCATTTCTGACAGCTCATTAGTCACCCTAGACAAGCCGTCCTTCTGCCTACCTAGCCACGCTTTTAAGGCTTTTTGGTTTATAGCTATGTAGCTGCCTTTGCATATCTTGTCACCATCTTGGACTACTTTTATACGGACATTGGCTATTTCAGTCTGTCGCCCTTGGACAAGATTCTCTTTAGAAGCGCTGCCCATATCAGCAGTAAACACTAGAGTCTTGTCATTCTGCTCAGATAAGAACTGCCCTATTATATCTAGCGCGTCACTACGCTGGGAATCGGCTTGGGCATGGGTGTCCTTTAGGTGGGCGATTAGGTCTAGTACCGCCTGATCTTCGTCAAAGCTGATAAGCCCCAAGTGCTTGGCTACCTTGCACATCATCCAGCCAGAAATAATCATAGGCTCAGCGTACTTATCTACTTCTTTAAACACCCTGCCAAACTTCTGGTGAAACTTGTCGCGGTTGCCGTGCCACAACTTGGCATCACCGCCGCTTTTAATCACAGCGTCAACTAGTTCTGGATAAGCCCAGCCATAGTTAGCTGAAATATCGTCAAAGAACCTATCGGACGGGCTAATACCATCCTCACCTTTCTGTACCAGCCGCCTGTCGTCATGCACTATCTCTAAGCAACGTGCCCGTAGCGCGCTGTCATTAGACTGTACGATGTCGAATTGCTGCGTTAGGGATACGTTAGTAGTTACGAATGTCGGCCCTGTCCAGCGCACAGGGTCGCGTAGATCACGGGTCTGGGTCATAGAGTTCTTCTCTACGCCAGAGCTAAAATCATACGTCATATCCACAGCTTTCTGTGGCTCAATAGTTGTAAGCTCATCTATGGTACAAGGCAACTGGTTAAGTATCCCCCGTATCTTATACATGGCGTTCGCGGTATCTCGGTGCTGCATAAGGAGTTCTTTGGGATGGCCGAACATGCTGTTGATCGCATACAACGCAAGCGTCTTACCTGTTGTCGTCTTGTGGGAGTATATAGACACCAGCCCAGTGCTGTTACCAGCCGCACGGCTCAGCACACTGCCCATAGACAGCAGCATAACCATGCGGAGCATCTTAGCGTCCTCTCTGTTGAGGATTTTCATAGCCTCGACCCAGCCTTCCCGCGACCCCTTGCGTCCAATAATACTGTCGAATCGTTTGGCACCGCCGCTCAGCCTTCGAGGAATGCCACCAGACGGGCCACCTATAACTAGTTTGCCACATAAGAAGGAATTGTCATCCTGCCAACCAAAATACTGGTAATCAACGCCGGACTGGTTCGCTGCTTGCACTTTTGATAAGTAGTCCATCAAGAAGTCCTTTATGTTATTCATCTGCGCTGGGCTTCGCCCATCAAATATCTGCCTGTGAAGCAGGAATCCCTGCATTTTTGCGAGGGTTAGCACATCTGCATCGTGATCTTCTTCCTGCCAGCCGTCTTTGGGGTACTTAATCGCTAGAGTAAACTGTGATTTCCCGTCAAAGTGGTTCTTAAACGTATTAGTAATGTGCATCTGGTAATTAGTTATCAGCTTCCAAGACTTACTCTCCAGCATAGTGCCGTCGTCAGCCTCGACTTGCTCAACAATTTCTTTATATATCTTGTTGTCCTTAACTACATAGCTGTCAGGTAGCTCAATCTCTAATGCTTCGCCCTCCTCGTTCTCGACAGTAACAGAAGTCTGCGCGCTAAGCTGGGCGGGGCTTGTGATGTTGCCCTTGTAAGGACATTGCTCACAGCCAGCAGCACAGTGCTGCTCAAAAGACTTACATGTGGGTGGGCCAGTACCAGAGTAGCCCTCCATCTTCTCGACACTCGCCGCCATATCAAAGTCAGGGTGGTCGCCCGCCATAGCTATGATAGACGCTTCTGGGTCTACAGTGAAACTAGCGAAACCCATAGTGGCGCGCCACAGCGGTTCTTCTATTTGTTGCCCCGCTGCGTCAGTAAAGCCACCGCTTGCTATGATAGAACTTATCTGGTGGCAACTCGCGGCGACTAATGATAGTTCCACATCATTGTTAGAGCCAAGTATGGCGTCAGCTACAGACGACAACTTACCCACTGCTTTCTTCTTAGGGGCTAGGTCTATCCATGGATTTAAGATACCTGTTAGAAACGCCACATCAAAATCATCAGCGGGGTCGTACATTACCTTAACGTCTAGCCAAGGTGTCTGCTTCTTGTGGTGTGTACCTACAGGGCGAAGCACCATAGAGGGGTCTTTGATCTTACTTGTGTCGAACGTAAGGTCATTAGCCAGCAGTGCCGCGCACAGTGCATCAGATAGCATAGTCCACGTTTCAACACCGATTTCTTCTTCTAGGGGCCAGTAAGCATGTAGCCCTTTACCTGACGATACTACTAAAGGCATAGGCATTTTGATCGCGCTAAGTGCTGCGCTTAGGGCCATCCACCCTTCTTTCTGTGTGTCGTGTTTTCCATCCCCTATGTCTAGGTCTAAACATAGCGTCCTAAATTTGGTAGCGTATTCCTGCTTTCTTTTCCACTTAGTCTTACCGTCTTTCTCGAAACTA